TTCATATCAATAGTTTGTATCATTCTGTCTTCAAAGTTATTATCTATTAAGTTTTCTTGTATCATAGTGTTTCCTTTCATACTATTATAGTATCATACCTGGCCTATAAGTCAAGCGTTATTTTATGTTGATTTTATTGACTTTTTGGTAGAACAATACCAGAACATTTGTAGGGAAGGGTGATTTTGGCCTATTTCCAGTTATTTTTGACCCAATTCTGGTCTGATTCGTAAAGAGTGTGTAAATTGTTCTACAACCTTTTTAGTATTAAATACGTGTATCATTTAAATCAAGTCCTATTTTCATTATATAATAACTATCTACAATATCTGAAATAGGGTTACCCACCTTTTCTGTATCAAATACTTTTTTTAAATTAATCATAGTTTCTCTCTCAAATGCCTCATACATCATATCTTTATCAGCATTACCTTTTCCTGTAGCACCTTTTTTAATTACACTAGGTGGTAATACTTCATAGGGTAATTTTAATTGTTCTAATCTGTATTTTAAGATACCACCATTTTCAGCTATTTGAAATACACCTTGACCTTTTGAACCAAATGAATAACCCTCTATGAAAATATTTAAGTTGTTTGAAACGTAACTTAATCTATTAAATGTGTTGATTGCCCAATTAGAAATTTGAGAAAATCTTTCTATAGGAGTTTTATATTCGCTGTGTTCCACACCCATAATATTTTTTGACATCTCACCTATATACTTTTTTTTATTTGTTAAATAATAAAAGTTTAATTTATCATTATGATTTACACAAATTGCAGGACTTGTTAAACTATAATCAATTCCAACTATCGTCTTCGGCTTCTGGTTGTTCGTTTGACCAAACTTCTTCATCTTCTAGTTCCTCTACTTCGTGTCCACAGAAAGGGCAAGTTAAAGGTTCTAAATCCTGAATATCTATGTCCCATTCTATATTATATTTAGTGTCGCAACTAGAACAGGTTTTTTGTCTTTTCTCTAACATATAGTTAAATTGTTCCTTCTTTAGACTGTGTTGTTTCTATACAGTCAATCTTTACATCAACTATTCCTAATTCAAGGTAGTTTAAAGAAGATTCTAACATTTTATTTCTTTTATCTTTGGCAGCATTTATACATTCTGTTATTGTATTAAATTCTATTCTTGGATTTTCTACAAATGGTGTAGTAAAAGGATATCCTCCTACATCAACCTGAAGTAAAAAAATAGACATTATAAAAACTTTCATATTTTTTTATAGTTTAAAAGATTTAAATTGATCTTTTTTTACGTCTTGTTTAATACCACCAATAACATAACTTTCTATTTCTGTTTCTTGTGGTGCGTTTTGAGTTGATCTACTATTTAACCAATGGTCAACCCAAGGTAATGGATTTGTTTTTTGGTCATAAGTAGGTGTTAATTGAATAGCTTTCATTCTTCTATTGGCCATATATTCTACAAATTGATGTAATAGTTTTTCTGATAAACCTATCATAGAACCTTGTGAGAATAGATAAGTTGCCCAACGTTTCTCCTCTTGTACTGCTTCATCATACATAGCATAAACTTCTTTTTCACAATCTTTCATTACTTTTAACATCTCTTTATCGTTTTCATAATCTTTCCAGTTATTAATAATTCTTTGTGACATCGCCAAGTGTTGACTTTCATCTCTAGCAATAAAAGATATAATCTTTGCTGAGCCTTCTAATTTCTTTAATTCACCAAATGCAAATGAACAAGCAAATGATACATAAAATCTTAAGCCTTCAAGTATGTTTACTGTCACCATAGCAAGATATAATTTCTTTTTCAATTCATACATATCAATTTTATCTGGTGTAAGTGTCCATTGATAACCCATAGCAATTAAATCATCATAAGTTTTTGTAACACTAGCAGCTCTTTTCTCAATCTTCTCATCTTGTATAATTGTATCAAAGACTTCACTTGGATTTGAATATAAGTTTTTAATAATGTAAGTATAACTTCTACTATGTATTGTTTCAATAAAATCCCAAGTAACAATACAGCCTTCTAATTCTGGTAAAGAACAAAAAGGTAAGAAAGCCAAACAAGGACCACGACCTTGTACGCTATCTAACATTGTTTGATATTTTAGATTAGATGTAAAAATAAACTTTTGTTCATCTCTCAATTCAAGGTAATCGTTTCTATCTTTTTGTAACGATACTTCTTCAGGCCTCCAAAAGTAACCTAATTGTTGTTGGTTCAACTTATCAAAGATAGGATATTTCATATTATCATATCTTTGTACTGCTAAATCTGGACCAAAAAACATTAACTGTTTTGTGGCATCCAAATTCTTATCTTTGTTGAACACACTTTTTGCCATTACTTTATATACTCCTTGTTTAGTCTTATTGGTTTTAATCCTGTTTCTCTATTTAAAAATTTATAATCCATTCTAACTACATCAAAGTCTTTTTTTAACTTATCTGCTATTAGATAAGGATTAAATTCAGCACAACTATAAACATCAAGTTGCATCATAGCAGGTACAGGTTCATCCCATACGTGCATCGCTATATGACTTGTTTCTATAACTGCGACACCTGTAATACCTCTATTACCTGGTGTTTCACTATATGCCACATATGGCCCCAACATTATTTTCATATTAATTGAGGCAATAAAATCTTTTAACCATTCTGTTAATTTGTCCACTTCTTTTGGTGGGTTATTAACTTCAGCACGAATGATTAGGTGCTTGTGTATTAATAAGCTATTTTTCATCTTTTACTCCGTAGAAAAACTCCGTTTCGTCTCCAAAGGTTTGTTTTACCTTATCTTCTACGGAATACTCAATAGAAGAAACTTTAAAGTCTGGAAACTTCAAAGTCTTTGGTGTGTATGATTTATCCAATATTAACATTCTATTATTTGGTTGAGCAGCAAAATAACCGTTGTTTAATTTTAATATGTTAAACGATTTGTGTTGCGTTGGCACTTCACTAAAGGTGGTATTTAGTCTATTACTATCTGGATTGCAACTATCAATCGTAAACAAATATATACCCTCGTGCCATTTTCTACTAGGAGCAAAATACTTCGCTCTTTGTCCTTTTAATAATCTTTTTTCTATAACTGTTATATCATAACTAAAACAATCCCATAATTCTAATTCTTCTAAAGGTAAGTCACCTTCAAAGTCTTTTTTCCATACAAATGCTGATAGGGGTAACTTATCATATACAGCACCGTATTCTGGTAGATATGTTTCAAAGTATAAAGCTCTGCCTTGTATGGACTTAACTGTAACCCATACGCCCTCAACGAGTTCACCGTGACCTTTTTCGTGGTCATAAAGAAACTCTTTCTTTACATAAACCTCTATGTGAGGTAAGTTAGCACACAATAACATTTATATTGTACAAGACTCACAGGCCTCGTCCTCTTCCTCTTTTGGTTTGTCTTCAACTGGTGTATCGTAATCTATAGTGTGTTGTGGTTCATCAACATCTTTCTTAGCGTCATATGTATTTTGATAATAAGATGTTTTCCAACCATACTTATACGTTGTTAATAAGTCTTGTGCCATTACAGATACAGGTACTTGATTGTCTTCGTATTGTTCTGGATTGTATGACCAATTGCCTGATATGGCCTGGTCAAAATACTTTTGCATTACTGATACGATATTAATATAACCCTCATTACCTTTCATATCCCATAATAGAGTATAATTGTTTTTTAATCTTTTATAATCTGGTACTACTTGTTTTAAAGGACCTTTTTTAGATTTCTTTACTGACAAATAGTCCCTAGGTGGTTCAATGCCGTTTGTAGCATTGGAAACCACGCTAGATGATTCTGATGGCATTTGAGCCGAGAGTGTGCTATGTCTTAGGCCTGACTCTTTTATTTCTTTCCTTAACCACTCCCAATCATATGTATATGTACGATTGTTTACAAGTTCATCTACATCTTTTTTGTAAGTGTCTATAGGTAAGATACCATCGGAATATTTTGTTCTATCAAAGTATTCACATTTGCCTTTTTCTTTTGCAACTTGATTACTTGCCTTTAATAGATAATATTGGAATGCTTCTGTTAATTTATCAACTTGTCGCCAAGCTAATTTTTGGTCATATCTATAACCTTTTTTAGCTAAGTAATGTGCTAAACCTATGTAACCTATTCCTAAACTTCTTCTTGCCTTTGTTGATACTTCGGCCGCCTTAACAGGATATTCCTGATGATCTATAATTTCATCTAAACTTCTTACAGCTAAATCACAAAGTTCTTCTAATTCATCTCTTTTGTTTATTTGACCTACATTGATTGCTGATAAAATACATAAAGCAATTTCACCATCTCCATCAATATGATCTATAGGGTCTGTAGGTAATGTAATCTCCTGACATAAGTTTGACATATAAACTCTATCTTTAAATGATGAGTGAGTATTACAATGGTCAATATTCATAATATAGATACGGCCTGTTTCTGCTCGTTCTTTTAACATATCAAAAAATAATTGTTGTGCGTTTACTTTCTTTTTCTTAACGCTAATTTTTCTTTCTGCTGTTTTATAAAGTTCATCAAATTCAGGCGTGCCCCAAGCCTCGTAGAGTTCAGGTACTTCGTGCGGAGAAAATAATGTAATGTCTTCACCATTTATAAACCTCTCATAAAATAATTTTGATAGTTGAATAGAGTAATCTAATTTTCTAACTCTATTATCTTCGGTGCCTTTATTGTTTTTAAGAACAATAATATCTTCTATTTCTTGGTGCCAAATTGGGAAGTGAACAGTTGCCGAACCGCCTCGTACTCCGTTTTGAGTACAGCACTTAACCGTAGCCTCAAACTTTTTAAGGAAAGGGATAACACCAGTATGTTGTACCTCACCTCCTCTAATCCTTGAGTTAATCCCCCTAATTCTTCCAGCGTTAATTCCGATGCCTGCCCTTTGGGCAACATAACGTCCAATAGCCATATCACTGGAGAAAATACTAGGTAAGGTATCATCAACATCAACGAGAACACAACTAGCATACTGCCTAATAGGAGTCCTAACACCAGCCATAACGGGAGTAGGAATATTAATTTTAAAAGTTGAAATAGCGTCATAATATTTTTTAACATACGTCATCCTTGTTTGTTTAGGGTATTGAGCAAATACTGTAGCAGCAATCATCATATACATAAACTGTGGTGTTTCATATATTTGACCATTTGATCTATCTTGTACCAAATATTTGTCAATGACTTGTCTTAAACCAGCGTAAGTAAAAGTATAATCTCTTTCGTGGTTAATCCAGTTTTCCATTCTATCAAAATCTTTTTCTTCGTACCAATTTAAAATTTCTGGATCGTAAACTTTTTTATCAATACATTTTTTAACGTGTTCAAAAAGATGTGGATGATCCCACAATTTATCTATAACTTGTTTTCTTACAGAATATAATAGCAATCTTGCCGCTACATATTGATAGTTTGGATTTTCTAATGATATTAAATCGGCAGCCGACTTAATTAAGATTTGTTGAATTTCGTCTGTGGTTATTCCATCATAAAATTGAAGGCCACTATTCATCTCTACTTGTGATGATGATACACCTTTTATTCCTTCAACGGCATATTCCACCATATCGTGTATCTTTTCAATGTTTAAAGGTTCTTTTCCTCTTTGTCCTCGTTTTACTACATTTAATATTTGTTTCTCTACCATATTCCCCCTTTAAACTTTTTTCCAATAATTTAGTTTTGTCATAGCACTTAATTTTGAGTAAGTGTTATTAGTTATAATTTCTTTTAATTGATTTGTTGACACACCTGATTTAATAATATCGTTTACATCTTTCAGTTGTATATCATCTGGCCATATCACAATATTATAATCTTGTTCAATCACCTTATACATTCTATCCACAATCTCTTTGTTTCTTGGTTCGTTATCAAATATATATGTTATCTGAGCGTTAGGAATTTTATTTTTTAAAAATAAATCTGCTCCGCCAGCAGCCAAACAATTATCAATAAATAAACTATCAATCGGACCTTCAACGATAAAAACCTGTTCTTGGAAATTAATTCTTTCAAGTCCATATACCTTTTGTTTTTGTTCTTCTAACTTTATTGTTAGATACTTTGGTTGTTCATTTCCAAAAGCTCTTCCTTGGAAAGCAAATAACTTTCCAGTTGTATCAAAAAACGGTATAATTAATCGTGGATGATCTTTAGTTATTTTGTAAGTATTTGGTTTTACTTTATTAACTAAAGTCATAAACTTATCAGACAAGTATAATATATCAAAATACTTTTCAGGTATTTTTCTATTCACACAATATAATCTAGCTGGGTGATCTTCTTTTAAATCACTTATCTTTTTCAATTTGTCCAGAATTGTGATGTCTTTAAACTTTACAGGTTCAAATTCAAACTCTGGTTTCGGTGTCGCAGGAGCCGATTTCTTGTATCTTTCTAAAAGGTATTGTTCATACATTTTAGGGTCAATAAACTTTATAAAATTGGCCAAGTTTTGGCCTTGTCCACAATTATGACATTTGAAGAACATATCATTTTTAATTCTATAAAAATATGCTCTCGCTTTTGTCCTTGATTTTTTAGAATCACCACAATGAGGACATCTAAAGTTGAATAGGTAATCAGTTTTCTTTTTAAACTGGCCTAATCTACTTGATATATTATTAATAAATTTTAGATCAATATAACTCGACATAACACAAAGACTAATATACTATATATTCGTCTAAAAGTCAAGTCTAGGATGCTGTGTTCATCATATTAATTATGTGTATAAAGTTCTTGGAAAGTACCCATCCAACGACTATGGAGCCGCCTACAATTAGCCATTTCCACTTTTCTAGTATACCAACTCTACTTCCAATATCATTCTTTAAAGACTTAATTTCAACTAATAGTCGTTTTTCGGTCTGGTTTATCTCTCTTTGTAGGTCTCTATAAACATTATCAATTTCTGAAGCTCTTTCTTTTAACTTTGTAAAGATAACTTCATCAATTCTTTCTTGCTGTTGTATTTTTTCTTCGTGTACGGCCAACATAGATTTAATAGATGTAGAAACATCTGTTAACTTATCAATAGCCGTATCTAAACGAGTATTAATAGAATTAACACTTTCTATATCTTTTCTTAAAGATTCTAATTGAATCCTAATATCTGTTGTTCCGTTTTCAGGCATAGTGTTCCTATTTATGCGGAATAGTGTAAGTTGTAATGTTTCCCGATTGGGTGTACTCCGATATAGAGTCTTTGTACTATGTTAACTTACCAATATTCCTTTTAATTATTTATTTTTAAGCAGACTTTAACATTAATCCTAATTCTTTCATTCTTCTCATTTTATATAGTTTAATTAATGTCTTTCTTCTACGCCTTTCTTTTTGTTTTTTAATTTTGAGCCAATGTAAGTTGAGTAAATAAAGTTTTCTTTTCTTTTCATTTCTTATTATCCTTTTTGCTATTAGTCTTAACTTTCTTTGTTGAAGTAGAGTCATAGTTCTCCATTTTGGTTGATAACACTTTTGGCTTATAAATG